TATGATTTTTGATACTTCTGAAACAGGAAGTATTAACTTTGACCAAGTATTAGAAACATCTGCAAATACTTTAAGATTAAACCTTTCTGGTTCCCAAACATTTGTAAAATGGGAAGGAGAAACTATACCATCTTCAGTAGATGCTTTAACAACTAAAGAAGGACCCTTTTCTTACTCAGAAATCTTAAATATATTAACTGGGTCCGCTTGGACCTCAGACGAACCAATATAAAATAAATAAAATATGGCAATAGTTACGAATAAAGAAGAAAAAAAGTTTTTAACCGAAGAAGAACTAAACAAATTAAAAGAAATTCAAAATCAAACACAATCTATAGTATTAGAACTAGGAGAAATTGAAATGATTAAAATTCAAATAGAAAGACGTCATAAAGATGCTAAAGAATTTTTAAACGAAGTTTCAAATCTAGAAAAAACTTTTACTAATTCTGTATTTGACAAATATGGAAAATGTAATATCAACCCAGAAACTGGGGAAATTACTAAATTAGATTGATTTAGCTTAAAATCTGCCATATTTATAACAAAATAATCTATAACAAATGGCAGAAACTATTGTATCCCCTGGGACATTAGCTAGAGAAAATGATCAGTCTTTTATTACAGAACAACCTATACAAGCTGGTGCAGCTATAATAGGCCCTACAGTAAAAGGAAAAGTAGATATTCCTGTATTGTGTACTACTTATAGTGACTATTTAAATAAATATGGTTCTACCTTTAAAAGTGGAAGCCAAACATATACCTACTTTACCTCAATCTCAGCTTACAATTATTTTAATAATGGTGGAACTTCTTTATTGGTAACTAGAGTAACTAGTGGTTCTTTTACCCCTGCTACTTCTTCAGTTATACCAACTTCAACTGCAGCAACTTCTGCTTCTATTACTTTAGATTTAACATATGTTTCTGCATCACTTGCCCAATCTGTTTCGGGGTCAGAATCATTTAAAGTAAATGATATAACATTTTCTTTTACAGGATCAAATGTTACTAACACTTCAACAGTAATATACGTAAACACAGCTTCATTTAGTAATCCTACAACAGCTGATTATGTATTTACTTCTTCTGCTATTTTTGATTTTAGCAGCTCAGTTGCTCCTTATAGTGCCTCAATTCCTAATATTTCATCTTCTTATAGTGATCCTAATATAACTTTTACCTATACAGGGTCTAATGGGTTATTAGGCAATACCCAATATTTAGTTTCTGGAAGTACAACAACCTATTTCTCAGGAGGAAGCAATACTGAAGCTTTTGTTTTAGAAACTTTATCTGAAGGTGAAATAATGAATAGTTCAGGGTCTTTATATGCTAATGGTACTTTAGAAAATGGTACTATAGACAATGTTAGATGGCAAATTACAGATTCTGATACTGATGAAGGAACTTTTACTTTAATTATTAGACAAGGAAATGATTCAACTTTATCTCCTTCTATATTAGAGTCTTGGACCAATCTATCATTAGATCCTTATTCTCCTAATTATGTTGAAAAAGTTATAGGTAACCAATCTGAACAAATAGCTAATGATAATGGAGAATATTATGTAAAATTAAATGGGGAATATTTAAACCAATCCCGCTATGTAAGAGTTAAACAAATAAATTACCCTACCCCAAATTATTTAGATAATTCAGGAAATGCTAAATCACAATTTATTGGTCTTATCCCAACTTCTTCTTTAGGAGTATTTGGTGGTGCTATAGGTACAAATTTACCAACTGGAATAGCTGGGGGGTATTATGAAAATATATCTAACACAAACATTCAAGGTCTTCAATCTTCTGATTATACACAAGCTATTTCATTGTTATCAAATAAAGAAGCTTACAATTTTAATTTACTAACTACACCAGGATTAATTGGAGATGGAACTAATTTTGCTTCTCATACTTCAAATATTTCTCTTATAATTTCAAATACTCAAACAAGAGGAGACTCTATTTTTATTCTAGACTTAGTAGGATATGGATCTAATATCCTCCCAGTAACTACAAATTCAACAACATATAATACTTCATATGCTGCTGCTTATTGGCCTTGGGTTAAAACAATTGATCCTGACACAGCAAAACAAGTTTGGGTACCTGCTTCAACTATGATACCTGGAGTATATGCCTTTAATGATAGAATTTCTGAACCTTGGTTTGCTCCTGCTGGAGTTAATAGAGGGGTATTAAGTAATGCTATTAGAGCTGAAAGAAATTTAACCCAAGGAAATAGAGATACATTATATAAATCTAATGTTAATTCAATAGCTACATTTCCAAATTCGGGTGTTACAGTGTTTGGGCAAAAAACATTACAAAAGAAAAAAAGTGCTTTAGATAGAGTAAATGTAAGACGTTTATTAATTGAACTTAAAAGCTTTATTTCTCAAGTAGCTGATACTTTAGTATTTGAACAAAATAATGTCACTACACGTAATAATTTTTTATCTCAAGTAAACCCATATCTTGCTTCTGTTCAACAAAGACAAGGATTAACAGCATTTAGAGTTGTAATGGATGAATCAAATAATACACCTACAACCATAGACAATAACCAATTAATAGGTCAAATATATTTACAACCCGTTAGATCGGCAGAGTTTATTATATTAGACTTTAATGTATTACCAACAGGTGCAACATTCCCTGCATAGTAATAAAATTTTAAAAAGATAATTAATATTTATAATAAAAAGATAAAATGGCAAATTTTTCAATTTCTCCTGGAGTAACGTTAAACGAGATAGACAACACATTCCTTACAGGACAACCAGTACAAGCAGGTGCTGCTATTATGGGTCCTACAGTTAAAGGCCCTGTTGAAATTCCAACAATAGTTACTTCATATTCTGACTATGTTAACCGTTTTGGTGATACTTTTGAAAGTGGTAGTTTAGTACACTCCTTCTTAACCTCCACAGCAGCTTACAGCTACTTTAATAATGGAGGTGAAAAATTATTAGTAACTAGAGTAGTAAGTGGTTCTTACACTAATGCAACCTCTTCAGTTATTGCTGGAGGTACTGTTGCTGATGTTCTTAGTTTAGAAACTATTGGTGAAGGTGTAATTATGAATAGTACCTCAACTGAAGGAACAGGTGGTGTTTTACCTTCTGGTTCAAAAGATAATGTAAGGTGGGAAATTGCTACCTCAAATACTTCTTCAGGAACATTTACACTTTTAGTTAGACAAGGAGATGATAGAAACAATAAGAAAACAATTCTTGAAACATATAACAATGTAAATTTAGACCCATTTTCAACTCGTTATGTAGCTAAAGTAATTGGAGACCAAAAAATATCATATAATTCATCAACAGAACAACTTGATATAACTGGTGAATATCCAAATGCTTCACGTTACATAAGAGTTAAATCTGTAAATAGCCCTACACCTAATTATTTAGATGCTAATGGAACTGCAAAAACTGAGTTTACAGGATCTGTTCCTGTTGTAGGAAGTGGTTCATTTGGTGCCGCTACTGGTGATATAAAAGATGGAGCTTTAATGAATGAAAACATTTCAGCTACAAATACTCAAGGATTACACCCAGATAACTATGATAACGCAATCAATTTATTAAAAAGCAGGGATGAATTTCAATTTAATGTGTTATTTACCCCTGGTTTAACAAGTGATTTACATGGATCTAAAATATCAACAATCCTTACTAATACACAAGAAAGAGGAGATAATTTATTTGTTTTAGATTTAGTTACATATGATGAAACAGTAACTAGTGTGATAGGCCAAGCAGGAAATAGAGATTCTTCATATGGTGCTTCATATTGGCCATGGGTAAGAATGATTGATCCTTCAACTGGAAGACATATTTGGGCACCTGCCTCAACAGTAATACCTGGTGTATATGCTAATAATGATAGAATAGCTGCTCCATGGTTTGCACCTGCAGGTATCAATAGAGGTGGTTTAGATGAAGTAATGAGAACTCAATATAAATTAACTCAAACTAATAAAGATACATTATACGAAGCAAATGTTAACCCATTAGCAACACTACCAAGAACTGGAGTTGTAGTATTTGGACAGAAAACATTACAAAAAGAAGCATCTGCTCTTGATAGAGTAAATGTAAGACGTTTGTTAATTGAATTGAAAAATTACATCCGTCAAGTAGCAGATACAGTAGTATTTGAACAAAACACAGCTACAACAAGAAATTCATTCTTGGCTAGAGTAACACCATATTTGGAAACAGTGCAACAAAAACAAGGTTTATATGCCTTTAAAGTAGTAATGGATGATTCAAATAATGGACCTGATGTAATAGATAGAAATCAATTGATTGGACAAGTTTATGTTCAACCAACTAGAACAGCAGAATTTATTTCAATAGACTTTATCCTATTACCTACTGGAGCAGAATTCCCGGCATAAAAACTTAAAAATTAGATATTTATAATAGAACAAAAATAATATAAAATGGCAGTACTAAACCCTAACGAAATATTCTATACCGCATTTGAACCTAAACAATCAAATAGGTTTATACTTTATATGGATGGTATCCCTTCATTTTTAGTAAAAGGAATGGGTGCTATTACATTAACTCAAAATGCTGTAGCACTTAACCATATTAATGTACAACGTTACGTAAAAGGTAAAACAATTTGGAACACAATCCAGTTTACTCTTTATGAAGCAATCACCCCATCAGGAGCACAAGCAGTGATGGAATGGGTACGTTTAGGACATGAATCAGTAACTGGTAGAGATGGTTACTCTGATTTTTATAAAAAAGATCTTACATTTAATGCCTTAGGTCCTGTAGGTGATGTAGTTTCAGAGTGGATTATCAAAGGTGCTGTAATTACTGCTGCTAGTTTTGGAGATTATAACTGGGATAATGCTGATACAGTAGTAAATGCTACTATAGATGTACAACCAGATTATTGTGTATTAAATTACTAAAATTAAGATTAAAAATAAATTCAAAAGCTTCACTTAATACGTGGAGCTTTTATTTTTCCTTGGTTATCTAATTAGATCTTATTATATTTATAACATATACTATAAAATGAAATATAATAGTTTACGTACGTTAGTAAAAGAAGAACTAAAAAAAGCTATAAACGAAGAGTACCAAGACAAATATAAAATGGTAGGTACTTTAATTACTGACATTAAACAACGCCC